CGGCGGAACTAAGGAAGCAAGTATCTGACTTAGTAAGCTCCGTTACTCAGTTAAAGGGTCAGCTTGCAGATGAGCAGCGAAACACAGAGAAGTTGGCGCAGGTAAGGGAAGAATATCCTGATGTTGCTGGACCTCTCTTGGATGAGCTGGATCAGATGCGAGCAAGGTTGGATGAACAGGCGGCTCTGACTCAAGGTCAAGAGCGAAGAGCATTTGAGGCGAAGCAAGAGGAAGCAGTGCGAGAGCACTTTGACCGTATTCGCGCAGTCCATTCTGACGTTGACGAAGTCACGCAGACATCGGATTGGGCGCTGTGGTTAGACGCTCAGGACAGTCAAGTCCATGAGTGGGTAGATGCTGGTTCGTCAAATGATGTGATCTTTGTTCTAGACAGATTCAAAGCTGACATGGGAGTCAAACCTGAAACGCCGCAAGAGTCGGCTTTAGCGCGAGCAAAGGAGGTTGCAGAACCTAAATTGCCCAAAGCGCGAAAAGCCAATGTTACAGGTGGAAAGAAATCTTGGACCGTCCAAGACATCGTCAACATGCCTCTCGCTGAATTCGAGAAGCATAAAGTCGATATCTTACGGGCGCAGGCTGAGGGATCGATCCGCCGTTAAATTTTCTCTTGTGAGGACAATATAATGGCTTTTTCATTTTTCTCCACGGGCACTACGTCCGAAGTAAACTTCATCCCTGAAGTCTTTAGCAAGCTTCTGCAAGCTAAATTCTATGGCGCGTCTGTTCTGCCGAACATCTCTAACACCGACTACGAAGGTGAGATTTCCGGTCAGGGCGACAAGGTTGTTATCCGCACGGTTCCTGCCGTAACGATCAACGACTATGCCGGTTCAATCACGACTCAAGAGCTGACCACAGCTAAAGTTGAGTTGCTGATCGACAAAGCGAAGTACTACAGCTTCAAAGTTGACGACGTGTTGGCAGCTCAGGCTGACATCAACATGTTGGAAGCTGCCAGCTCTGACGCTGCCGAAGGCATGCGCGTAGCTGTTGAAACTCAAGTACTGAGCGGCGTAGTTACTGGTGCAACCACAATTGGTGCTCAAACCACTATCACGGCGGGCAACATCCTGACTTCGATCTTGGATCAAGCGAAGGCACTGGATGAGCTGAACATCCCAGAAGAAGGTCGATTCATCGTCCTGTCTCCTGAGTTTGTTTCTCTGCTCAAGCAAAGCGAGCTGCGTCAGGCTTACCTGACTGGTGATGACACGTCTCCTCTGCGTAACGGCAAAGTTGGTGTTGTTGATCGCTTCACCGTGTACCAGAGCAACATGCTCTATACCCCAGGATCAGGCGCTGATTCTGGCTACACCCACGTTCTTGCGGGTCACCCCAAGGCAATCTCCTTCGCGTCTCAGTTCACCAATACGGAAACTGTTCGCATGGAGTCTACCTTCGGTGATCAGGTTCGCGGCTTGAAGGTCTTCGGATCTAAGGTCGTAACGCCTGACGCATTGGTCGTAGGTAAGTGGACCTAAGAGGTCTGTTGGATGGGGGCTGCTTTCGCAGCCCCTTTCTCCTTTAACTGAAAAGTGAATTTTATGGACGTTGCAACAAACAAAGACGAAGTCTACGAGCAGGCACTAAACCAATTCGGCATGAAGCTGGATCGACGCCTAAAGCTTTCTGATCTTCAGGATCAGTTGCAGCGACTAGAGACGGAGAGGGACAACCCCACTCCAGCACCAAAGGTCATGAGACCTAAGACGGTGCGAAACATCATCACGGGCAACGTCTTTAGTTACGACGATTTGTTCAAAGGTAACCCCGATCTGGAAGTGATCGAGTGGGAGGAAGAAAATGCCGACAACTAAGGTCGTTGACATATTAGATCGCGCTTCGATCATCTTGCAGGATGCGACTAATGTCCGCTTCCCCAATGCGGAGCTGCTCAAGTTTTTTAATGACGCTCAGCGTGAGGTCGTTCTTCATAGACCAGACGCGAACATGATCAACACAACTTTGGCGTGTGTGGATGGTAGCAAGCAATCACTGCCGTCAGCGGCTCTTCGCTTGATCGACATTGTTCGTAACGTAGGGGGTCGCTCGGTTACTCAGGTTGATAGAAAGATTCTTGATGAGACCTTGCCCAATTGGCACGAGACCGCTGCTGGCTCAAACAAGATAGAGCATTTTGTTTACGACCCTGCTGACCCGAAAAACTTCTATGTATATCCGAAGGCGGCGAGTGGAACTCACAGCTTGGAGGTGGTGTACAGCGCATCAACGACAGACATAGCTATCAGCGATTTTAGCACCAGCACAACGGTTATCAGTGTGGATGATGTCTACGCCAACAGTATCCTCGATTACGTTTTGTATCGGTCCTATCAGAAGGACTCAGAGTTCGCTGGCAATGCGAATCGGGCGCAAATGCACTATCAGTCGTTTGCCAACGCCTTGGGCGTAAAGACGCAAGCGGATGGAGCTACGACGCCGATACCCAAGAACCCTGACGCTAACGCAGGAAGAATGTAGTGAAGTACTCTGATTTCTCTATCTACATCAGGCCAGAAGTACAGGGCGCTCCAGACTTTCTCATTGAGAGATCTGTACGAGACAGCGCTATCGACTTTTGCTCGAGAACAGATATTTATATTCCAGAGCCGGAAAGCGTAGTCATCATTCAGGGCGTGAACGAGTATAGCGTTAGTTTGCCGTCTGGCACTGAGTTAAACCACATCATTGACGTTTACAACAACAAGACCCCTCTGACCCCAGTCGGTTATAGCGAGCTGCTTATGCGACTGGGAGACGAAACAGAACAGGGGTCTCCTCGATATTATTCACAGAGAGACAACCAAGAGTTTTATGTTGCGCCGATACCTGATGCGGCAGATAGCTTTAGAGTGGTCTATAGCGTCAAGCCGACATCAACTTCAACATCGATCCCGGACTCAATTGGGAAAGAACATCGTGAAACGATTGTTCACGGAGCTTTATATCGCTTACAGATGATGAGCGCACAGCCGTTTGCCAACGGGAATGCTGCTCAAATGAACAACCAATTATTCGAGAAATCTGTCGGCAGGACCGTGCGGCAGGTGAAGTATGGATTTAGCGGGGGTCGATTGACCGCCAAACCGAGGGCGTTTATCTGATGGCATATCTTACAACCATTGATTTAGTTCAAAACGACCAGCTACCTGAGATTGCAGTGACCCTAAAAGACAGCAATGCGGCTGCTACAGGTCAGACTCTGGATGCTGATAATCCAGATACTTTCTCACCAATCGATCTCTCTGGTGGATCGGTGCGCTTGCGTATCCGAGAAGTGGGCAAGACCACGCTACTGGATAACATTGTCGGTACGGTAACAGATGCTTCCGCAGGTAAGGCGACATTCGTTTTTGGATCATCTACGTTATCAACGACAGGAGTCTTGGAGGGCGAGATCGAGATTACGGATTCTTCAAGTAGGACTCAGACTGTAGTGGACTTGATTAAATTCAAGGTTCGCTCGCAATTCGGGTAAGTAACCTTGCCAGTCTTTGCTGAGGTCAGTTTTCGGCAACTGAATGCCTCGGCGTCTTGTCGGAAGATACATGCTGTTGCTCGACAGCCGGTTTCTGCCGTTGTCATCTCGATTCAGGAGCCAAGCCCAGAGGTAACTTTCCAGCGGTTAGTAACAGATTTTTCGTATAGATATCTGACTCCCCAGCTTCAGTGGAAGCGTTTGTTTCTACATGATGTTGTGCTTAATACAGAGCAAACTATTTACCCTCTGTCTGATCTTTTCATAGTTTCAGATGTACCTACGTTGGAACCGGGTCTAGTCAAGACGGACACATTTGCTATCGGCGACTTGTCTCCAATCAAAGGTATTTCGCCTGTCTTTGATGACTTGTTCAGTTTCAGTGATATACAGGTCTTCAGGGTTTCTTCTGAGAAGTCCGATAGCTTTACGTTTACAGACTCGCAAGCATTTGCCGTCATCAGTTCTGCGTCTGATTTTTTTGGTGTACAGGACTCTCCAGTCAGTGTGGTGGTGAATCCTGGGAACATTCAATACAACCCAGACGCGAACGGGGATCTCAGTATTGCATTGCCGAAGACGGACTCGATATCCGCACAAGATGCTCCTGTATTTAAGGTGTCAAAGTCTTTCTCTGATGCATTTGCGTTAGACGATAATAATGACCTCGATTACGCATTTTCTGGAGCAAAATCAAATGTTTACTCGTTAACCGACTTGCCGGTTTTTGGGTTCTCAAAGGCAATAACTGATAATATACTCACAGCGGAATCTGCCGTTTTCGGGATCGAGCCGGCACTCAGTGATTCTTCTGCGCTGGTGGACTCACCCGCGCTTTTTACAGGGAAAGTTTTTTCAGATTCAACAAGCTTGAGCGAGCAAATAGTTCTTGTGAACTATTCGTCGTCGTCGATTCTTGGCGACAACTTGGTCGGACTCATGCTTTTAAACGCTGACTAAATGGAGCCTGTATGATTTCCGATAACCTACGCATGAAAGGACGGCTTGACATCGTTGTCACCGCGCCTGACGGAACAATCAAAGATACGAAACGTGTAGATAACCTAGTCGTCACTACGGGTAAAAACTTTGTTGCCTCTAGAATGGCTGGCACCTCTGTCTCTGTGATGAGCGATATGTCGATAGGCACTGGCTCCACAGCCGCCGCCGCCGCAGACACCACTCTCGGTTCAGAGAGCGCGAGGGTCTCTCTGACCTCAACCACGGTCAATAACAACGATGTTGTTTATTTGGCGACATTCCCTGCAAACACGCCGGCATCCGCAGCCGCGATCACGGAGGCAGGTATATTCAACGCTAGCACAAGCGGATCGATGCTGTGTCGCACAGTGTTTTCTCAAATAAACAAAGCCCCGGCAGACAGTCTTACGATCACTTGGACCGTTACAGCTAGCTAGGAGTCCTTATGGGAATTAAGTTCTCTAACCTAGCGACGACGACGTTAGCTAGCGGAATAACCAATTCTGCGACAACAATTACCGTCGCGGATGGATCTGTCTTCCCTGCACTTGGGTCTGGGGACTTTTTCTTTGCGTCTATAGACACACCGCCAAATGCTCCCGAGATTGTTAAAGTAACAGCGATCAGCTCCAACACACTGACGGTAGTCAGGGGGCAAGACGGGACTACCGCGACGAGTCATAACTCTAGCGAGACGATTGCCTTGCGAGTTGTCGCTGCGGCACTAGAGGATCTTAGAGATAATGCCGGCGAGACCTACACCGCTGGCTCCGGTATCACCTTAACTGGCACCACGTTCTCCAACTCTGCCCCCGACCAAACGGTGTCGTTGACCGGGTCTGGCGCTACCAGTGTGAGCGGGGCGTATCCGAACTTCACGATCACAAGCACTGATACAAATACCGACACCACCTACACCGCTGGCACAAACCTGTCGCTGTCAGGCACGACCTTCAACCTGAACACCAATCTCTCGGGCTTGGGAACCATCTCCAGCGGTGCGATTACCAGCTCTGGCAGGGGTACGTTTGA